GTCCAAGGTATTAAAACCATTATGGCAGGGTCTTTCTTAGGCGTTGACACATATTGCGTTCAGAAGAGAATTTTCGGACAGCCCGAACAAATGGTTTGCGTTTGCACCGATAAGGGAATCATTTGTCATTATGATATCCCTTTAAAAAATTGAATAATGGAATCGCGGCGTAAGTCTGTGGACTGAGCCTAGGGAGTCAGATGTGTCTGGCTCCCTTTTAATATAAGGAGGTGACTTGCGCTATGGCGCGAACTACTAAGATGAATTCGATTACTTCGCCAGAATTATGGACGCAGGTAAATCCGGAAAACAAACAGCTACTCTCAGATTTTTTAGACTATATGCGTTCGGTTCAGCGTAGTGAGACTACAATTAGAGGTTATGAGAATGACATACAAATTGCGTTTGTGTGGTGTTTAGAACATAACAACAACACATACTTTGTCCATTGGACGAAGCGGAATATTGTAGCATATCAAAATTGGTTATTAAACAACAACGAGAATAGCCCGGCAAGAATTCGCAGACTGAAGGCTGCATTGTCGTCTTTAAGTAACTATATCTCCAACGTTTTAGATGATGAATATCCCAACTTTAGAAACATCGTTAATAAAGTTGAGAATCCGGTTAATCGACCGGTTAGAGAGAAGACCGTATGGGAAGACGAAGAACTCGAAGAGCTGCTTGATATTCTTGTTAAAAAGAAAAAATATGAAAAAGCATGTTATCTCGCTCTTGGTATGTATAGCGGTCGTCGTAAAGCTGAGCTTTGCATTTTCAAAGTTTCTGATTTCGATGATGATAAGCTGGTTTGTGGTGGCGCATTATATAAAAGCGCTCCGTTAAAAACAAAAGGTCGTGGGCTAGGCAAATATATTAACTGTTATACACTTGCCAAAAAATTCAAACCATATCTAGATATGTGGATGAAAGAAAGAGAGCGCCTAGGTGTTGAGAGCGAGTGGCTGTTCCCTAACAAAAACAAACCCACAGAACCAATGCAGATTTCTACTGCAAATAGTTTTGCTAATACATACAGCAGACTTTCTGGGAAAGAGGCATATTTGCACTCTTTAAGACACTATTTCACCACCAGTCTGTCAAAAGCTGGAATTCCAGATGGTGTTATACAAAGTATCGTGTGCTGGGAAAGCAGTGACATGGTGCGTGTTTACAAAGATATTGACGCTGATGAAGAAATCGGAATGTATTTTAAAAACGGAGAAATATCTGCTCCGGATAAAAAGAGCTTTTCCGAGATTTAATCAGTACGAAGAAAAGGAGAGCGTATGACTAAAAAGGAATTAATTGGACGCATTGTGTCTGTGTTGCACAACAACAGCGTTTCCAAAAAAATATCAATCCCAAAGCAGGTCTTTCATATCTCTGATGACGAAGGCAACTGTAAAGATTTTGTTGTGCGTAAAGTTGACAAGGGAGTTTCTTTTAATGCAAACGATGTGGCGTACATAGTCGACGCGTGTTTGTTGGTTATAGAGGATGCAATTAGACGAGGCGAAGAAGTAACACTCCAAGGGTTTGGAACCTTCGGAGTACATCACCGAGCCGCGCGCAAAACAAAAAAGATAGGAACTGACGAGTGGATTGATATTGACGCTAGATATGTTCCTAAATTTGTATCAGGTAACAATTTAAAGGTAGCCGCAAAAATTTACGAAATGTCACTTTGTGAATCGCACGAACCAAAGGACGGTGAATAACAATGGCTCTTGATATTAGTTCTTCGAGGGCACAGTGCTTTAGATGCGGAAAAGAATATAGTAGATATAAGGGCTTTTTCCCGGTAAACTACTCCGCGCTAAACAAAGGGGTTGGACATACCCCTTTATGTAAAGACTGCATAGATGCTTTATACGACGGCTATCTATCACAGTGTAACGACGCCAAGCTTGCTGTAAGACAGGTGTGCAGAAAGCTAGATTTATATTGGAGCGAATCGGTATACGAGATTGTCGAAAGAAAGGCAACAACTCGTACTGTGATGACAAATTATATATCAAAAATTAATACAACAACTTTTTTAGGAAAGAGTTATGACAACACCTTGTCAGAGGAAGGAACTCTATGGTCTTTTGGCGCCACAAACAGTGATGCCGAAAAAGACAACGCGGACACCGTTACGCCAAGCACTATGGGCGAAAGCACAGAAGACGTAGCGGAAGAAGTAAGGGCTTTCTGGGGTTCTGGATATACGCCGGAAATGTACAGAGAGCTTGAGGAACGAAGAATATACTGGATGTCAAGACTTCCAAAAGATATAGACCTTGATATTGGGACAGAAACACTTATTAGACAGGCTTGTAGCCTCGAGATTGATATTAACAAAGCTCGAGCCGAAGGCAGGTCTACAGACAAACTAGTAAATGCCCTTAATGGTGTACTTGGTGGAGCTAAACTAAAGCCTACCCAAAAGAAAGATGATTTAGATGCATCTATCGCGAATACGCCTATGGGGGTGTGGCTATACCGTTACGAAAATTTAAGACCGCTTCCAGAAGTGGATGAAGAGCTTAAGGACGTGAACGGAATCAAAAAATATATGTTTACTTGGATGGGACATTTATGTAAGATGCTCGGAATAAAAAATGGTTATACACGCTTATATGAAGAGGAAATAGGAAGGCTTCGCGTTGAACGCCCGGAGTATAGCGACGAAGATGACGAATCGTTATTGATAGATTCTTACTCAGAAACATTAAACGAGGAACAAGAATAAAGGGTAATAGATGAGTAGAAGTGAAAAAGTAATGACTGGTGCTGCTTATTGGGGAGCGTTTTATCGTGAAAATCCAGATGAGTTTGCCAAAGATTACTTGCATCTTAAACTAAGACGTTTTCAAAAATTCCTGTTAGTAATGATGTTTTGGAGCAACATCTTTGTCTTGATTGCATGTCGTGGTCTTGGCAAAACATTCCTCAGCGCAATTTATTGTGTCGTTAGATGCATATTATACCCGGGCACAAAAGTTTGCATTGCTTCTGGTACAAGAGGACAAGCTATTAATGTTTTAGAAAAAATAATGTTTGAACTTAAACCCATATCGCCAGAACTATGCGCAGAGATTGATGAAAAACAATCCAAGGTTAATGGAACAAATGCACAGATAGTGTTTTTTAATACAAGCGTTATCAAGGTTGTTACAGCCTCAGATAGCGCACGAGGTAATCGTTGTAACGTATTACTACTTGATGAGTATCGTCTTATTTCCAAAGATACCATCGACACTGTACTTAGAAAGTTTTTAACTTTACGCCGCATGCCTCGTTATTCAGAGCTTACGGACGAAGAAAGGAAACGAGAATATTCCAAAGAAAAGAATCTCACGCTATATCTAACAAGCGCGTTTTTTAAAGACCATTGGTCTTATTTGAAGTGTGAAGACACCTTTAAAGCTATGATACATAACGGGAAAAAGCAATTTATTTGCGGGTTCCCCTATCACCTATCGATAGAAGAAGGTTTGTTAGACCCCGAAGCCGTGGCAGACGAAATGGCGGAAAGCGATTTCAGCGAAATAAAATGGTCAATGGAGATGATGGCGGAGTGGTACGGTTCCGAAGAAGACGCTTTCTTTGATTTTGCTTCGATTTCCAAAAACAGAAGAATTAAGTACCCTATGCTTCCAAACAAGTTATCGGGAAATCTTAATTCAAATCACCTTAAAATACCATCCAAACAAAATGGCGAGGTTCGTATTTTATCTGCCGACATAGCCCTTATGTCGAGCAGAAAAAACAACAATGACGCCACCGCTGTCTTTGTCAATCAACTGATACCATCGAAGGCAGGGCGTTATGTTAGTAATATTGTTTATGCAGATACATACGAAGGCTTACGCACCGACGACCAAGCTCTTGTTATCAGGAAGCTGTTTGATGAATTTTCGTGTGACTACCTAGTATTAGATACCACGGGTCTCGGTCTTGGAGTTTACGATTGTTTGTCTAGAGACATCGTAGACCCTGAAACAGGAGAGATTTATCCAGCTATTTCTTGCTGTAACAATCAGGAGATGGCGTCGAGATGTGCAGTTATGGGAGCCGAAAAGGTAATATGGGCTATTAAAGCAAGCGCACAGTTTAACTCGGACTGTGCATTTTTATTGAGAGAGGCTTTTCGTAGCGGGCGAATGAGACTGCTTGTTACAGAGTATGACGCAGATGAGTTACTTAAGAGCATTAAAGGTTATAACTCGCTAAGCCCAGCCGAAAAAATGGTGTATCAGCTCCCTTATATACATACAACGCTACTTATTGATGAACTTACAAAACTCCAGCATGAAGAGTCTGGGGGTAAAATCAAAATATTTGAAAAGTCTGGCATGCGAAAAGACCGCTATTCCAGTCTATCATACAACTATTATGTGGCTACACAGTTAGAAAACAAACTGAGCAAACGTATAAGCATGAGCTCAAGCGATTCTGACACATTTGTGATAAAGCCACCAAATTACAAGGGAAAGGCGGTGAGTAAAACAAATGGCAGAAACACTACATCACTTTGGAACAGATGAAGTTAAGCAAATCACAGGGATAGAGGGGTATATTGGCATTTCAAGTAAATTTGCAGCACTAAACAGGTTGATTACACGAGACCTTAATAACAATACAAATGCCCCTACATTTTCTTTATACACTAAGGATGATATTACATCATACCTATCTAATCCGTATACATACGAAAAGCAGCTGCGTAAGGCGGTAGTGTACATATATGGCGCAAGTCCACACTTTCGCAGGCTTATACAATATTTTGCCGGTCTTACAGATTTGTCGTACGTAGTTTCTCCTTATAAAATCGACCCCAAGAGCGCAAACGTTAAAACCGTAAGTAGAAATTATAGACGGGTTTTAAATACTATGTCCGCGATGTCTGTTAAAACACAGATACCTAAAATTGTGACAGTTTGCTTACGTGAGGACGTATTTTACGGAACGATGTGGGTCACAAACGACAATATCACAATACAGCAACTACCCAGTGATTATTGCTCTATATCCACAATTGAAGGAAATGTAGCAAATGTTACATTTGACTTTTCATACTTTGACTCCCATAGTGCGTTATTAGAGTTTTATCCTCCCGAGTTTTCCGCAAAATATAAAATCTATCAAAAGAACAGGACAACTAAATGGATTGAGCTAGACTCACCAACATCATTTGCTATTAAATGCAATAACGATGTTATGGAGTACGCGCTACCTCCATTTGCGGGGTTACTGCGTGAGGTATACGATATTGAAGACTATAAACAATTAAAAGGCACAAAGACAGCCCTCGAAAATTACGCGATGGTGTCAATGACGCTTCCTATGGACGAAAACGGCATGTGGAAGATTGACCTCGAAAAAGCAAAAGAATTTTGGCGTAATTTAGACTCCGTGTTGCCGGAGGAGGTCGGTTCTGTATTAACTCCTATGCCACTAAATAAGATTAGTTTTGACCATTCAAACACAGGCAACACAGATACTGTGGCAGAAGCAGAACAAAATTTATTTACAGCCGCCGGAGTATCATCATTGCTGTTCAATAATGAAAAAGCCTCTGCTAACGCTTTGA